GGGGTAGCGGCTGTGTCAGAGATACAGCGGATGATGCCGTTGTAGTTATCCAGAGAGATGCTCTCGCCAGCCTTGACCTTCAGGCCAGCCGTGCCTGTGCTGGCGAAAACGACAGTAAGCAGGGCAGAGGCGTGTTGGTTCTGGATGATGACGCTGACTCGTCTTTCGGGAGTAACAGCGGCGGCAAGGGCTGTGACGGCAGAAGTGCCGACAGAGGTTTCCGTATGCGTGAAAGCACGGATGAACGGAGAAGTGAAGGAGATATTAGCCATTTTAGTAAGTTTGAATCATGTTGATCCTGCTGTTTTGACCTTGTTGACGCAGGAACTTGTCGTACTCGAAATCAAGGACTTCCTTAGCCTTAGCCTCGACAACGCCAGCCTCTTGAACCTGTCCTTCGGACACGAACCAGTTGCAAGCGGAAGCCCAAGACATGAACGAACCGAAGATATAGGGAATCTCGATCTTCGTCCAAGAAGCAGGGTGGGAGTTAGGATTCTGACCAGCCGTTGTAGAAGCGACCGTGCAGATGTAGAAATTGCCAGCGTGGGGCTTACCAAGGACAGGGGTATAGGAACCTGTGCCAGAGCCAGAGTCGAAGTAAACCTGTGCTCCTTGATAGTAAACCACCGTAGGGCTGTAGAGTTCGCCTTCAAGGGACGGGCAGTCCTTGCGGTACAGATACCAGCCGTCAGCCTGTTGGTTGCTGATGACGATCTTTCTGGCAGAACCAGAGTCGTAGACCTGATAAGGGATCTGGACGGCCTTGGTAGTCTCTTGCGGGTTACGGGAGTACACACCTAGGATTTCGTCCGCTTCGTCAACGGGGGTGAAGTACGCTACATTGTTGGCATCCACAGATGCCGTGAAAGGGGACAGGCGGCAGATATCAGCCCATTGATTAGACTCCCAAGCCTCTCTCATTCTTGCAGATGCAAAATCACGGAACTGAGCAAAAGTCTCAGAGGTGATATTGTGACGATCGTTTCCAGAGTACTGGAGAGCGTCAAACAAGACTTTAGAAAAGTCGGTGGTTCTCATTTGGTAAGATATCCGTCGCCTGTGAAAAGAGCACCGTTTACCACAGTTCTCTTCGCATAGTTTCTTATGGCTGTTTCAGGGTTATCTCGGAGGAACTCTTCAAGAAACTGATTGTCCTCCCAGCACTCATATCCAAGGCGTTGACCCCAATAGTGCCACGCCTCGACTGGAATTCTCGCTTTTAAGCGACCCACGCCATCAATGTTGTGTGCTTCATTGGCGTGGTTAAAAACGGCAGACTGCTTGGCAGTCGCCTGAGCCTTGACTTCAGACATTCTCCATCCGTTGATGAGTTCCCTCTCCACCCTATTTCTAAGGTGGGAGGGGATTGCATCAGCCAGACTTTGAATTATGTCTGACACCGTAGATTAGGCGGTGAAGTCGAACACGCCGAAGGCCAGCGGGTTGTAGACGCAGAGGCCAGCGACGGCTTCGATCATGCGGGCTTCGCCACCACCGTTGTTCGGGAGAGCGGTAACGCCAGCGACATTGCCACCGTAACGGACTTCGACCTGATCGAACGGGATGACATAACCAGCGAAGGTCGAGCCAACGCCAGCGGTAGCGTTCAGGTAGTGGGACGGGTGGAGGCGTAACTTACCGAAATCGCCTTCGAACACATCGACCGAGGAGATGTAGGACGAAGAGTCCGACTCACGGTTGAGGGTGCGGATAGCGGTCATCGGGGCTGTGCCTGTGCCTTGAGCGGTCGTGAAGACGAGGTTCGTGAAGGCTCTCTTGAGGGCTGTGCCGACCAGAGCGTCATAGTCTCTGTATTGACCAGTCTGGGAGTAGATACCTGTCAGTACATTCTGGACGACCGACTCAGTAAGAGCGGCAGTACCGACGGTCGAACGGTTAGCAGTAGGTGTGCAGAACTGGTCGATGACGGGGAGAACGGTGTCCTTGGAGGCCGAGGGCTGGAGCCACTTGTGGAGGCCACGGGTGAGGTAAGGAACTGTGCCGTTGTCAGCCTGAGCACCGTTGTTGGAGCAGAGGGAGACTTCCATGTCACGCTTGAGGGCTTGGATGCCCTTGGCGACATTGTTAGCGAGTTCATCACGGACACCAGCGACAGTCGAGATGTCCTGCGTAAGCGGGGACACACGGACGGAGCGGCGGAAGATCTGGATGTAGTTGCTGAGTTCAGCACGGTAGGTTGTAGCACCATCCTTGACATAGTTGTCATAGGTGGTCACATCCGTACCATCGACTGTACCAGTCTGCTTCGGGGTCGGAAGGGAGTCCGCTTGCCATCTGAAAAGAGTATTGCCAGGCTTGGAACCCTTCTTCGCCATGGAGGTGAAGGGGGTATCCTTAGCATCGACAAGAGCGATGAGGTCAGCAAGTTCTTCTCTCTTACCAGAGGAGAAGGAGGGTTCTGTGAGGTTAGCCATATTATTATATAGGGATTAGGGGTGATTACAGGAATCGGTTAGCGATTATAGACGATAGATCATCTCGGTTGCCAGAAACAGTAAAACGCTTCTTCGCTACTTGGCTGTTAGCGTCCTTTGCAGGAACTCTAGCAGGAGCGGCGGAAGGCCTCGGCTGGGATGGGGCTTTTGCAGGAGAAGTCTGTTTAGACTTTGCTTCACGGGCTTGGATGCCACGGATATAGTCTCCTACCACCATCTTATAGTCAGGGAATTTCTGGATTTCGGGGAAGTGCTTGATAAAGGATTCAGCAATTTGTCTTTCTCTTGCCGACTTGTCCTTCCACCAAGGGTATTCTTTAGTAACAACCTGCTCCATCTGTTGATAGTTTTGCAGGTAATTCATACGCTTCGGAAGGTGCTCCTCAAGGGCATCAAGGGCTTTGATCTTGATGTTTCGGACTTCTTCAGCGGAATACTCAACCTCGGTTCCGTCTTTTCCTGTGACTACTGCACCATCGGGATTCATTTCGCACCAGCGTCTGATTTGCTTGGCTTGCTCAACCTCACGGTTGACTTCTTCCAGCGTGGACAGGTTAGCGTAGGGATTATCCGCAGTAGGAGTCTGTGCTGGCTTGGTAGCCTCTTGCGACAGTCTCTCCACTTCCTGCTTCAATCTTTCAACTTCTGCCTCAGCCTCCCTGCGTTTAGCAGAGAGTTTGTCGATGCGTTTCTTGACCCCTTTGGGCAACCCACGCTCAATTTCTTCATCTTCAGACTTGGTTTCTTCGGTTTCCTCGGAGTCTTCGGTCAGATCTTGATCGTTAGTTGTTTCGGTTTCTTGTGAATGAACATCTTCCTCAGAGGTCGCTTGAGCCTCCGAATCACCGTTTTCGTCTGCGGGTGATTCCGCACTCGATTCCTTACCACCTAGGAACGAATCGCCAATGATATCGGCGAGTTTTGCTTGATCGAAGGGAGTGGATGTGCCTTCGTTTGTCGTGGGGTTATTTGATTCCGTCCCAAGGTCGGATTGATTGTCTGTATTCATTAGATAGAGGTCTAAAGTCCTTTAGATATGGCAGGGTGTTATAGTCCCAGAACTAGCGGCTAGTTATACCTAACCGAAATTAAAATCAAGTGCCTAAGATCTTAGATACCGTTTTCCGATGGATTATGGTCTTCAGAGGGTCTTCCCTGATCTCTAAGCACATCGTTGCGGGTATTTACAAGAATGTCCTTAAAAGCCGTCAGAGCGTCAGCCCTGCCGCAATGCCAAGCCCTGTCTTCACCCTTGTTCTCCTTAGAGAGAGCGTTGACAGTCTCAGCCTCGATAGAAGCATCAAGGAGCAAATGGATGGCTTTCCAGAGTTCGTTGTTCTTCTCGAAAGACAGGCCGACTATGATTTGCTGGGGAAGCATTACTGCATCATCCCTTCTTGTTCGGCTTGCATCTGTTCGGCTTGAGCGAGTTGCTGTTGCATCTGATTGCCAGCCTGTTCAGCGACAGGGGTAACGCCCGTACGACCAATCTGCTTGTTCTGCTGTTGGCTGACGGACATTTGCAGGTTCTTCATGTAGTTTTCAAGCAAGGCACGGAAGTGCGGGTCGGACTGCATGGACTGCTGTGCTTTGGGGTTCTTGCCCATGATATCCTGAAGATATTGCAGTTTTGTGGGGGCAGAGGGGTCGTTTTCGACATAGTTAGCCTCGTTACCAAGCATCATCAGGCCGAGGTCGGACTGGATCTCCTTGTAAAGCAACTGGGAGGCCGTGCCTGTGTTGATGATAAGTTCCTTAGCCTTATCAGGGTCGATAGCCTCGATAGCCGCCTTAACTAATTTGTTCTTGTCGATGACACCGCCAGCATCAAGCGGAAGAACGAACTGCGTGATAGCCTTGAGTTTCTCAATGACGAAGTTAGTGTCCAGTTCACGCACATCGTACTTCACTTGGAAGTCGAACATATTGCTGATGGAACTGATGTTCTGGGGAAGAGCCTTGCCAGTAATGCCTTCGATCTCCGCTGGCTCCATGTACTGAAGCATGAGAGAGAAGGTCATTGAGAACGCTTCGCTCCAGACATCCAGCCAGTTATTAATCAGGAATTGCTGGGTGGTCTGTGTTCTCTGAGGCGGAACGGCAGGATGCGAGAGGCCGAAGTACAGAGCGTGGTTCATTTCAACTCTGTCGATCAGGTTGAAAGCAGTACCTGTTTCGCCTGTAGGCGTGGGCATGAATCTGTAGTCATCAGGGCTTGTGACAGGAAGATGAATTCCGGGTGCAATTCTATTGATACCACCAAGACGCTTTTTGACGAGGATAGGGGGAAGAGTCGTGAAAGCCGTGCGATCTCTGATAGAGTCGTGTTGGGCTTTGATTTCTTCCTGATCCGTCATGGCGATCTCGGGAACGCCACGAGACTCAACAATTGCCCTGCGGGTGCGTTCTCTGCGATAGATGACGAACGGATACTTGTTGTGAGCATAGCCCAGAAGGCCGTGGGAGGCATAGACTTCAGAACCCGACTGAGGGCTAAAGACTGTCTGGTAAATGCCTTGGATGCCATTCTCGTCAATGTTACGGCTATAGGCGTAGACGAGTTCGATGAGGTTATCCTGTCTCTTGACCTGATAGTTGATCAGGGCGGCGGCGGGAAGGAGGTTAGGGTCATTGAACTGAGACTGCATACCAGCGGTATTGACAGCCTGTTCAACGAACTCTTCAGACCAGTCTTCGACTTCAGCCATCGCTCTGAGTTCGACCTCAGTCACGAATGTGCGGCGGAAGACGACTCTGGCTTTCTGAATGTCAATAGTCTCAGGCGGGAACGAGATCTCATCGTAGGGCTTGAGGGCGACGATGCAGGGCTGGTTCTTAGCGACAAAGACTTCAGGCAGGTTAGCGGAGCCAGTCTCTCTGAGTTCACGGACAGCCTTCTTGACATCCTTGGGCTTGACCGTCTGGAGATACTGCATGATCAGATCGACAGCGTAGTCTTCCTGATCAGGGTTCATAATGGCGTTAGGAAGATCCTTAATAGCCGTCAGCGGGTTCACCTGCACAGCCTGAGCAACCATCTGGACGATCTCGTCCATGCGGATTTGCTGGTGTCTAGTACCCATTTCCTGCTCCCAGATGATGTGAAGACCAGACCATCCGTACTGGTTTCCATACTGGGCGAGCAGTTCGGCTTCTCTTCTTAACTCCGAGCGAAGGCGTGACTCCAGAAGCCAACTCATAAGTATATTAGATGTTGCGGAGGCTTCCGAGTCACTAAATTCAGTTCCCTTGACCTTGACTTGGCATCGGTCAAAGGTTGTAAGCATCATAGAAACCAGTTCATTGATGGTTCTATCGACAAGTCTGGATCTGACATCCGAGGCTCCCTCGAAAGGGAAGGCAGGTTGACCGTCAGGCAGGTTTTCGCTGTGCTTCTTGCCGTCATCTGTCTGACCAGCCCATCGAGCAAGACGAATATCGTCATTTTCAGCGATGTTAGCGGTATTGCCGCCGTTCTGGGTAGAACGCTGGTATTCGCTGTAAAGATACGGAATGTCAGGCTGATCGCTGGCATAAACCAACTGATCCTTGCCGTTTTTATACTTGCTCATATATAAATTTTAATAAATCGTCTCGAAAATAGCGTTTATGACCGCCTTTTGTCGTAAAGGTACGCACTAATCCTTTTCTTGCGAGACTTTCAAGTTTTTTCCGTCCATATTTTGTCAAGGCAATCGCTTTCTGACGAGACAAGAGTGCTGGGAAGTATAATTCCATTAGTAAGTTCCTCCACCCCAGCCTTGCATTGTGTCCTTGCCTTGGTATGCTGGACTCATCGTCATCAGGTAGCGAAGGCAGTCGATAGGATCCTTGGTAGCACCCTTTTCGCCATCCTGCCCAGTCCACTCCTTGATGCAGTATATTAGATTTTGACATGACTCGCTGATGTAAAGTTTAGGTTTGTTCAAAGGGGTTATTTCTTGATTCATATCATAAGAAAAGCCGTCATTTATCAGGGCAACGCCCTGTTCTATCCTGATTCCCGCCGCTGGCTGGAAATTCATAGGATTCTCGCCGTCGTCTAACATATCAATAAGAGTTACACCCCCGTCTTCGGTCACGGCCTTGGATCCGCCAGCCCTAGGGTCGATGTAACGCTCCCAGATCTCTTCACCCTGTTCTAGTTCTAGGATAAGAGCCTTGTATTCTGCAAGAGAGCGTCCAGCCCCATTACGCTGGGCTGTGCCAGCCTTGCCATCTGGTTCAGCCGAAGGCAATGCCCATTCGCCATCTGACGAATCTGGGAATTCACGGTAGACATACATATCTCCAGACTTATCGACTCGCATCCAAAGCATAAACCAGTTTCTAGCACCCGCAGGGTCAACGACCATATAGTTCGTGCCTTCTTCTGGAACCTGTTCTGGCTTAACGACATTGGCTTCGTGGGTGAATCTTGGGAACTGGCTTCCGCTGATGTTATCTGCCCAGCCATAGGCACGGATCTTAATTTCATAAGGTTTCTTGCCAGAGAGCGTCTTTTTCAACTGCTCGAAAGGGTTATACGGGTTCAGTTGACTGTGGAACCACATCACAGCCGCAGGACGGACATAGGACTTGGCCTTATACGGCATCATCCCACGGGGTATTCCGTTCACATTGATGTTATCTGGGAGCAGGGGTGAGGGCTTAGATTCCAGTATCTTCGCCCCGCTGACATACTCCTTGACGACACTACTGTAACCCGTGATTGGAGTGAAAGTGACGATTAACTTACCGCTACGAGTGACGATACGATATCTCAGCGTCTCAATCCAATCCAAAGGTACTAACTCATCGCACCAGATGAGGTCAACTTCGCCGCCTTCGATGACATCACGCTTCTGAGCGTAATTCATAAAGAAGCATTGGCTCTTGTTGGGCAAAATAAAGGTGTTGTCGGAGAACCCGTTCTTCTGGGTGTACTGGACATTCTGAACCTTGTTCTTCTTGAGTTCCTTGTACTCCGAAGGCAGGTACTTAAAGATCACAGGCTGTTGCATCTGGATGCTGGACTGATTAGTCGTGTGCAGACACCAGACTCTTGCGTCCTTCATGTTGATAAGCGTCTGGACGACTCTCTTAGCCGCCCACTCAGTTTTGGACGCTCGGTTCCCGCCAAGGATGAGAACTTCGTTGTTCTCCTTTAGCAACTGATCTGCTTCCTTCCAATGCGGGAGGTCGAACCCGTGCCTATACGGGTCTAGTTTTTCTGCGAGGATCTTATCCTCACGCAGATTCAATATCTCTGCTACCTTGTCTACCCCCACCTTTTCCGACAACTTCTTGATATCATCCTCGGTAGGAGTGACAAGTATCGGATGCGGTGTAGGAGTGAAAGCCATATCAGTTCTTGGAAAGGAATCTCTTCGTCATCTTCGGTGTCGTCGGATCCTTCCATCGGAAGTCACCAAGCCTTGCAAGACCAGTAGCGAGGGGTGGTCTTATCCTTCGCCGTGGCACATTTATGTCTGGCACGGAAAGACTTTCTTCTGGCTGGCTGGTCTTTCTTGATGCTCATCTTGGGGTCGCCAAAACGCACGATCTTCACCTTACTGCCAGACTTCACATACACAGCGGACTTCTTTGCCGCATTCGGGGTTCTGAACGGCTTGTTCAGGGTAACTTTCCTGCCCTTGTAAGTAGCCATTACTTCTTCATCCCCTTCTTCTTATAGCCGCAAGGCTTCATCTTCTTGGAGCCATGCTTATAGCCTTCTCGCTTCATCTCACGCTCTCTCTTTTCGTGCTTCTTGGATTCCATAGGTTTTAAAAATTTTTTATTTAGTACTTCCCGTTGAACCGTGGGTGTCGCACGATAACCCATCGTGCTCCGTCCCACCGTACATCGACAGGCATTCCGATCCCGAACTTCACGGAGTCACGGCAGAGCACATTGTGTTGCTGACCGTCGATGACCACCCCGATGACACGGGGGTTCTTGTACTTGCAGTACACCGTACCTCGCTTCTTCTCTGGGGAGGCGATCTGTTCTTCGGGCTTGATGCCTAGGTTTTCACGGAGAAGGGCGATGCCTTCGTCAGACCACTCGACTTCCCAGAGGTGGGCGGGCTTACGGGACTCGATACGCCGCCAATGCAGACCTTCCTCGTAGGAGGATCTGAGTTCCTTGAGCAAGTCTCTCGAAAGTCCGAACGCCAAAGACAAGGCTTTTTCTTTCATGTGACGACTTTTGGACGAATTATAATTTAAGTCAAGGATTATATGGAAAGTAGGGGTGGAGGGAGTCGAACCCTCGACTTAAGCCTTATAAAGACTCCACTCTAACCGCTGAGTTACACCCCCTAAATGGTGCTGAAGGCGGGACTTGAACCCGCAAGCCGCAGGGCAACTGATTTTAAGTCAGTCGTGTATACCATTCCACCACTTCAGCAAATAGTCTTGCAAGGATTTGAACCCTGACAAAGAGAACCAAAATCTCTCGTGCTACCGTTACACCACAAGACTGAAAGACGAGGTATCCGATTTGAACGGATGGAGCCAGTTAGTAACTTTCCAGCCCTCAATCTGACGATTGACGCATTAAGCCTCTCTGCCAACCTCGGTAAGATCGACCCGCTAGGAATCGAACCTAGATTAAGTGATTAGAAATCACCTGTTCTATCCGTTGAACTACGGGTCGTAAATACGACCACCCCAGAGAAACCATCGTTGAGAGGGCGAGGTGGTACTAAAG